CACTGATGCAAAGTTACCTGTAGCTGTTACACCACCTTGCCAAGCCGAACCTGTATAAACTTTTAGTTCGTTAGCAGAAGTGTTAAAGTACAAGTCTCCAGCAGCTAGTGCATTACCACCACCATCTGTTGATGGGTTAGATGATGCAACTTGGTATCTATCTGTAAAGTTATTTACGTTTGCAATACTTGCAGCAGTTGTATTAATACTTGCAATATTTGTAGCTGCTGTATTTACGTTACTTATAGAGCCAGCTACAGTTGTTATATTAGAGTTAGCTGTAGCTACAGTATTTACGTTAGATATAGCATTACCTACTGTATTAACATTTGCAATATTAGTTGCTACTGTGTCTATTTCAGATGTGCCTTCGTTTAAGTCATCAGCAACAGTAGTTATCTTTGCAATGTTTGTTGCAGCAGTATTTACGTTGGCTATACTTCCAGCAACTGTGTTTACAGAGTTGTTACCAGAACCAGTATTTACTGCGTTAGTTATAAGACCTAGATCTTCTTGGAAAGTTATCTGTCCAGCTACAATGTTAATATTAGTTAAGTCAGACTGGTTTGGTGTGGCAGGGCTAAATCCATCCCCAGAGCTACCATCATAGATCATTAACACTTTGTTAGATGAACTATCAAACCATAAGTCACCATTTTGTAATGATGAGCTATCTGCTCTAGCTGTAGGTGCAGAAGTACTTATCTGGTAAAGATCTGCAAAGTTATTTATATCTGTTACGTTAGCTCCAGCTGCTGCTATGTTTACAGCGTTTGTAGCTACGGTTGTAACTTCTGTGGCTTTTGGTACAAGTCTGTGAAATGCGTATGTGTGATCTGTAGAGGTTGTTTCTACCAAGAATCCAAAACCCGAAGGTATGGTAGCAGTTACACCTGTGATAATAACAGCTAAACCAGATCCTCTACCGTTCGCAATAGTAACTGTAGTACCGCTTGGAGCTAAGTTAGTTGAGGCTGCTTTGACTGAAACTATAGTTCCGCCTTTATTAGCGTTGCTAGTATTTATATCAGGGTTAGCTGTAGGAAAACTTGTTTCATTTGCTATAGGTACAAACCCACCTACATTATCAACAAGCTCGATAATACGAGCGTCTACAGCACCAGTAGTTGCTATAAAAGCGTCAGAGCTACTCCACGTATTACCAGTTGATATGGTTTCTGTAGAATCTTGTCTAAAGTATCTGGCATCAGACTCAGTTTCTGTAAAGTATCTGCTATCTAAAGATGTAGTATTCATTTCAGATAGTTCAAGCTTGTCAGATTGTAATAGTGTTTTTATTTCACTAGCAGTCTGATCAGCTGTTGCCCCAGATTCTATTGCATTTAGTTTGCTGTGGTCAGCATCAGTAAATACGTTACTATCGCTAGCACTTTCTACTAATGTTCTGATTTCTGCTGCTGATTGGTCAGCTGTAGCACCAGCCTCGATCGCATCAAGCTTAGAATGATCTGCGTCTGTAAATACATTACTATCTGATGCAGACTCTACTAAAGTTCTAATCTCAGCTGCTGATTGGTCAGCTGTAGCTGCCGATTCAATACCGTCTAACTTAGTACCATCAGTAGCTACGTCTCTGCCGTCAACAGTACCAGAAACACTTATATTACCTGTTACTGTAAGATTACCAGTTGCTGCTGTTCCAGATGTAGATACGTTTTGTGAGCCAAATGCAGGATCAACTTTAGTACCATCTATGGCAGCTGATGTATTGATATCAGCATTAACTATTGCACCATCGACAATGTTTGCACTAGCTACTGTTATATCTGTAGGCAGTGCACCGCCAGCTAATTTAGCTAGTGTAACAGCGTTATCTGCTATAGCATTAGTATCTACTGAGCTTGGTGCATAATGTTCTGTATCAATAGAGTCAGCAACTATATGCTCAGAATCAACAGAATCGTCTGCTAGCTTTGTGCCGTCAATTATATCTGCTTCTAGCTTACCTCTAGTTACATTTAGATCTTTGATTGCAGCAGTATTGATAGCTTGTGGTTCTATATCATAAGACTGTACAAGTTGATCTTGTGTCTCTTTTAATGCTCTAAGAGCTTGTTTTGTATTATTATTTAGGTCGTCTGCTTTTACGGAAGAACCAGCTTGATATGTGGCTCTACCTTCTACAGCAGTATTACCATTGTTCATCACGTCTGTTTGACGTACGACACGAACGACACTAGGACTAGCTGGAGCTGTAAGACTGCCAGATGTGTTCCATGTTACTGTACCACCAGAAGTAGTATAGTTAGGTATAGTGTAATCATTTTGGCTAGAGCCTCCATTTGTACTCTCTACTCCGTCAACATATACTTTTATTTCATCTACAGAAAATGTAGTAATAGTAAATGCTATGTTAGAGCCGTTCGCCGTTTGTTGGTGAAAGGATTGTTGTGACATTATTTATATATGTTGAGGATGTTTGCTGTATTTACTCGTTTTTGAAGTTGCTCTAATTTACCAGCCCGTTGATCTAGTATAAGTTCTTGTACAACTCGTTTATTACTAATTGAAGCCCAAGCTTTTTTACGGGCAGTTGCAAATAATCTATCTATCATTAAGTTATGGTAGTAGTCTCTTGCATCAAAATCGCCACGTCTACCAGATTTTATATCATCATACATTCGTTGTATTGATGCTAGTATCTTAGGATCTTTGGCTAATTTATTTAGTTGAAGCTCAAGATTTTGTAAGCCAATAGCTTGTTGAAATAAAGATCTAACTTCAGCATTTTTAGTTAGTTTAGTCCCGTCAGGAGCATAATAAGTAGATAAACGTAAATCGTAGCCACTGTTAAATAATAACTGTCTACCGGGGCCTTGGTCTAAGCTAAGAGATACAGGACTTACAGCGTTAAATGCACGTGTTAAAAAGTCCCAGTCTTTTAGAGGCTTACCGTTAAGCAAGTCATACTTAATAGGTAGAGGAGTGTCTGTAAAGTTTTCTGTTATTAAGTTTCTGTTACGTATGGATTGTATAATACCAGAGTTAATTTCACGCATGTATGGTGTAAATAATCTGCCAAGCTCATTACGTAAACCAGCAAGAGGTACAGTATTGTTAGCAAGTGATGCTAGAATACGTCTTCCTTGCCCGGGTCTGCCACCAAATAAATCTACGAATGACTGAATACCAGCTAGGTATGACTTACTTGTAATTGCTTGTGCTATAACAAGAGATATTTTACCTAATTGATTTTCTGTCCACTCTTCACCCATAAGCTCACTTGCGTCACCTACGTCAGCGATTGTAGACATAATAAGATTAAATGGTTCGAACTGGTCGTAACCTATACGTACATCACCAATCTTAATAGTTCTTGGCTCCCACTTAGCGTCTAGCCATACTTGTCTTTTCTGCCTATCTACAGGGCCGTTACCGTTAAGGTCGCCACGCATCCATGCTTGTGCAGCCATAAATACTACAGCAGTACCCATAGAAAATCTACCTAGCTGTAAGGCTCTAGCATTGGCTAGTTCTTCAACAGTAAAAATACCGTATTTAGATACACTACTTAGATCGTTAGGGTTAGCAAATGCAATGTCATTAAACTCTTTGACTAGGAAGTTAAAACCGGGTGTATACTTACCTGTCAATGCAAGACCGTTTACACCAGTTCTAGCAAACAAAAAGAATGGTTTAGCTAGTGGTGTAGCTGAGAATACATCATTTAAACCCTTTGCAAAGCCTGTTAGAGGTTGTGTAAGTGTAACTTCCTGACGTGCAAACTTTGTAGCTTCGTCAACAATATTACCTTGATTATCAAACACTTGAGAGTAGAAATCATCTTCATAAGCTTTTAGCAGCTCAGGTGTAATTTCTGGCAACTCAATACCGTTTTTCTGCATATCTAACACTCGACGCATAGCTTTTTCACGCATCTTTGCACGACCAAGTATGTATGCAAACGCATCGTCAGTAGCGGCCATAAGCTTGGTAGAATATGTAAACAGGTTAGTGTTATTCATATTACGTGCCATGTTAGCAATTCTAAATGCAGCTTTATCTCCCTCTGTTGCTCTACCACTATCTTCTGCCCAACGTCTAAGTATTTCCCAGTTATCGTCAGCAGCTGTATATTCTGAGTAACGTGTCTTTATACTGCGTATATCACCTTTCCAGTATGAATTTAATTTAGTTCTGAATAACTCAAAAGACTCTGGCACAGACTCTATCATAGCGTTTACTGCTGATAGACTACTTCGTAATGTAGCTGTGTCTCCAGTAAAAGGTACTTTTAGTGTAGCACCGATAGCTGTAGCAAGTGGTCTTAAGAATGTTGCAGTAGATGTACCCATGATAGCTCTAGCTGGTGTTTTAGGGCCAGATAGTATACCATGTGTCATCACACCTTCTAACTCACGTATCATAGCACCAGTACGTTTTACACCGTTAGGTTCTAATTGACCTCCTTTAATAACAGTACGTGCCCATTTATCAAAGTCATCTAAATTATTCATATCTTTCATCATAGAAAACGCTTCAAACAATGCGTTTAGTAGATCATCGTTATCGTCTTCTTTGGCAATCTTTAGAATACTCATAATAGACTCTCTAGTATTTGCCATCTCTTCTGTCAACGCGTCGTCAACAGCTTGTTTTGCTTTCTTACCTGTAGCTGATAATGCTCTAAAAGAGTCAGACTTTATAAATCTAGCCTTTTTAGTTTGGTACAAAGCAGTTAGCATGGTGTCTACTATTTGTTTAGCAGGGCCATCTATATCTGTAATATCAACTAAGTCAGCTATTTCACGACCAGCTATACCTAAATCACGTAACTGTCTAAGCAGCGTACCAGATATTAAGTCAGCTATAACTACATTTTTAGATGTCCATACTTCGACACCATCAATAACGTCAGGTTGT